GTATAAAGGGAATCCAGTTAAACGGATGAACTCGTGTTGAGCGTCAAAGATGTAATCGTTGATTTCTGCAACTGTCCATCTACGATTTGCGGTATCCTGTAGTAATCGTTCAACTCGATCCTGAAGGTTCCCCAACGTTAATGTCATCTTCTACCGTGTAGTTGTGCTTCCGTTTTGGAGGTGCTTTCACCATTTTTGCTTCTGATTTGGCAGCATTTCCGGTGTCGGGGTCGATCAACACAGGAGAATTCTTAGGGGGTACAATCAATGAGATTGGAAATCTAGGTCTGCGGTATCCTTCGGGAGGTCGAGAGTATTGAGTCTGCGTATATTCAGTTTCGTAGCATTCGTTCATCAAGCGATTGATGTGAATGGCAGACACTACTCGTGCGCTTCCTCTTGGAATGACTACTCGGAATCCGTTAATTGAGGATGCTACTTCAGCCGTGTCATGGACATCTCGTCCCATTTCAATGCGGATTACCCCATATCCATCAGGAATACTGGCTGGATCACCGTCCCATTCTTTGGCTAAATTTGCATGGGCAGAGACCTGTGAAAACCGTCCTGTTCCGGGGTTGTAATAAGCTTGGGAGAGAGATGGTTCGTAGTACTGGGCTTGAGCCATTTTTAGCCTACATTATAGTTTAAAGCGTATAAATTCGCAAGGTGACCGAACACGACCACCTCACGAATTTAATGAGAAATTACACCAACTGGGTTGGGTAATCGTTAGAAGCAAACCGATAGTTTACCCAAACGTAAATTCGCACTGCAGTATTGGCGAGATTAGCAGTTGTGATCCGCACAATGCGATCACTGGCTACTGCTTCCATCATTTTTGCTGCATCAATACCAGCTACTCCCACAGTACCGTTCGTCGTATCTACGTCGATGGCAGTACCCGTGTAGTAATTGGCAAGGGCAGTTGTACCAATATTCAGGGTTGCGGTGGTTGCAGTGGCATCAAGAACTTTCTTGACCACTACTACGTCTTCTACGATTGCCCCAATCGGAAGCGTGAAGTCGAATGTTCCGTTGGTTGTAATGAGTTTGTGCTCAGAAGTCTGAGGCACATAGCTCATCTGTTGCTTATCACTCTTCATAACATCTCCTTTAGATGAGAGTGTCCCGAGATCTTAGTAATCCCGAGACTTATTAGTTTCAGCTATTAGCACCGTAAAGTGGCCCAGCAGTTGGTGTCACCAGAGCAGATACACCTGTTTCAATTGTAATGATCCAATCCTCGTTAAGGATTAACTGACCATGCATGAAAGTGTATCCTACTGTACCACGTTGACCCAAGGGATCGGTTCCGCTAGGTGTCGGGCGGACAACTTTGGGAACGATGCTGTCCATTCCCCCGATAGTTGCAGTGCCAACAGCATCTTTTGCGAAGATCACAATCGGGTAAACTTCTGCCCGAGTGCCATTAGCATCTTCGACTAGAGATGTCCCGGTAGCACCAGCACCAATTGAGTTATCACCGTTATAGTCAAAAGCAACTGCTTGAGTGGTCACGAGGAAGCGAACTCCCTTGTAGGAACCAATCTCATAGTCCATTGCTTGTGAGCTATTGGCGTACTGCTCGACAGGTACGAACCCATTTAAGTTCTCTAGGTCGTAGCGCAAGATCGGGTGGCAGATCGCAACATAGCTAGGTCGCAAAGGTTGCGTTGAAACGTCAGGAGTTGCGGCTAGCATCTCTGTCAGTTTCTCTGCATCTAGACCCTCTAAGTGTCGGATTGCTGCGTCAAGATCAGCAGTAGTTACTACCGCATTCACTTGATCTCGTTGAGTATTCTTTGTACCACCTGTTGAGCCAGCATAAATGGTGTTGGCTGGATTACGGAAAGTCTTGTAGCACAACAGGTCGATCACTTCTGCGGCTTGTTGCGCCTGACGTTCTGTAATAATACTGATGTAGGGATCTTGTCCCAGCAGTTCCATCAAGTCGGTTACAGGCACATATCTACCGTACTGGCGGATGGTTGTGCTGACCACTTCTGATTCTAGCTGGTCAAAATCGGGAGTCACACCCTCACCCAATGGGGTGTCATTTAGAGGAAATTTCTTGTACCGTCTATGGCGCATGACGTTGCCATCATTGCGGCCTTTGGTATCTTTTTGAGCGAACCGAGCAAAAGTCAGGTTCTTCTTCGCTACGGGTAGCATCTTACTTTGAATCGTCAACGCATCTTCGGTTGACAGGTCTCCGTAAAGATTACCGCTAGTCGTTGCGAATGCGGTAGTTGTAATAGCCATTTTGGTCTCCTATTAAGTCTGCATTAGTTGTGACCAGAACTTGCTTTTATCATCTAAAGAAGCAATTCCGGCTTTAGGTCGTTCGGGTGCCGACTTTCGTGAGACAACACTACTGGCAGCTTTCCGTCTCTCCGCCCTCTGGGAGTCTGCTTGCGAGGTAGAAACTACGGGTTGCGTAGGTTCTTGGCGTTGGGCTTCGTCTGGATATTCAAAAAGAAAGGATCGCATCAGGTCTACAAAAGCATCCGGGCTGGCAAAGTTCGTAACTACTGATTTACGGTAGTCACTTCCAAGAACCCACTGGGCAAAGACCGGAGAATCAAAGTCGATCTCCCGGGCGTTGAGAATCCCAAGTTGGGTATTTGCCAACTGATGTCTTTTGGACAAAGAGTCCTGTACCTGTCGTCGTTCTCTTTCTTTCCTGAATTCCTGAATCTCCGGATCTACCTGTTGTTGCATCTGCTTGATGCGCTTGTCCAACAGGGTAGTCATTCCTCGAAACAGTTCGGGAAATGCCTCGAGTTCATCTCGAACGTCTTGCGGCAAATCGGATAACAACTCCTGTAGGTTAGGCACCGGGTCAGATGGTGCTTCCTGCTTGGGTTGTGTCTCCCGGTTTCTCTTGAGATCTTCGATCTCCTGCTGTAACCGAGATAATGATTCGTTCATCTCCTTGTTTTCAGCCTTTAACTTGGAGATAAATTCTTGCGAGTCTCGAAACCGTTTAGCTAGCTTGGGGTCGTTGTCCAAGGTAGGTTCTGGTTTCGGCTCTGGTTTTGGTTCCGGATCTGGCTCTGGTTCAGGGTCGACTGCAACAGGCTCTGGTTCCGGTTCGGGTTCTGAATTAACTTGGTCTTTTCCTACAGAAATCTGAGTCCAGATATCTTCTTTAGAGAGTTCAGCAGAAGGTTGTTCTACTTCTTCATCGGTCGATGGAACTTCTTCCAATTTTTCTGGATTGGTCATTCGTATCTCGAGAAAGGTTTTGGACGTAGTCGGGATAGTTTAAAATCTCTTGAAATGCCTGAATCTTCCCAACCCTTGAGTTATGCTGGGCTAGACCCTCCGGGGTCACCAGTAACTTGAGTCGTTCCACTTCCTCCGTTATTCGGGTTTGCAGCATTTCCTCGAGGTGTAGCCATAGCTTCTGCCCCCGGAGGACCTGCAGTTCGTCGTTGGTCAGGGGGTACGTTTGCCCCTTGGTTTGCTGCCATCTGTTCACGTTGCATCTCTCCTAGTACCTGCTGGAGTTGTTGCTCCTGTGCAGCTTGCTGTTGTTGTGCTTGAACTTCCTGCTGATATCTTTGTTGGGCCATTCTCTGTTGGTCCTCCTTGAGCATGATGGAAAGATCGGAAAAATCAGAAGGTTGAACCATCTGGCCCATGTCCATCATCTTGAGGATTCGCTGAATCTCCAACTCTCTGCGTTGCTTCCCGATGCTGTGTCTCTCTTCAAGAGCAGAATCTAAACGCTTTAACTGCTCATCGATCTGTCCTTCTTGCAGTTTCTTTTGAGCCTCCATCTGCATCTGCATCTGCAGCATCTGTTGTTTTTGCTGCTGGGCTTGCTGCTTCTCTTCCGGAGTCTTCAGTAATTCATCAGGTTCCAGATTGAAGGCGTTCAGGATCGGCTTTGCCAAACGGTCTACTCGAATTTCTTCCGCTAGACCCGGTAACTGCTGAAGAACCTGCATGAACTGAAGGAGTTGTTGATTGTGAACTTCTTCAGCGATGTAGCGTTCGTAGCCTGTGCAGAGTGCGTCCGCATCACAGTGGAGTTCCGGATCATCCGTATCCACTAAGATCCACCGATAGATTCCATTTAAAGTGTTTCGCATCATGTGCGAAATCGATTGAACTACTGATGCGGTGCTACGGGCCTGATTCCGGTCCAATATAGACATCCCGGTAGCAGTTCGGGTCTGGTAGGGTGCTGTCTGCCCCATGCCAATCGGAGACTGACCAGAGGATAAATTGGCTTCCCGTTGAAGAAACTGCATCAGTTCCATCAGACCGTTGGTCACGTCTGGAATCAATACCGGGCGAAATGCGCCAGAGACATCGGCACCCGGTGCGAACTGCCAAACTTTCCCGGGGTAGAGATCTGTCGGGTCTTCATTTGCTGCCAACTGACTAGAATCCATACCGACCATCGGAACCGAAGACATCTCTTTGCCTTCGACGTACATACTCATGGCAAAGTTGATCAGGCTCTGGATGTCTCGAATCGACCAGTAGATCCCGTCACCCCAGATGGAGTGCGTGTTGTCATGCCAGTAACAGAAGTGATAAGGGATCTGCCCATCATAAGGATTGATAGAGGCTTTAACGACTCGATTTCCAAGAACTGTCACACAAACTGGTGCCACCTCGAGAATACCGAGAGCATCTTCGTCAATGTAACCTTCCAGATCGTCCCGGTCGAGGGTCCCCCAAAACTCCAAGAGTTCGTACTCTTTCTCTGATTCCTGATAGGACTCTTGGTGTGGGTTGATTGGTCTGGAGAGTTCGTAACCACCTATCGTGTACTTGTTTTCCAGCACATCAGCTACGGCTTCCGGATTGTAGCCATACTCTTCTGTCAGTTTCTGTCTGGCTTGAACGGATGATAGTTGGGTACGTTCTATGATGTAGCTCAGATCATTTTCATTATCTGCTTCTGGAGACGGATAGAGGTTAAAGATAGAAACAAACTTTGCAGTCGGTAATAGTTCTGCTTCTACGGCACTCTCGATACTCTCAAGTCTTCCAGAGAACTTACCGGAGTAAACCGGGTAGTTCCTACGAATTAACACGGGAGACTTCAATACCCCGGTACCATGCAGGATCATCTCGTGGATGGCTCTACCAATCTCTGTCGTAAAATCTGTCTGATCGAGAATGTCTCGTATTCGATCTTCCATGTTCTGGGCACGGTCCCGAAGGATCTGGTGGACGGGAAGATGAGTACTGAGTTCCTTAATGTATTCTGACTTCTCTTTATCAGACATCATCGGCATCCCTTCAGCCATCTGGTGGATGTCTGCAGGAATAAACTTGGGAGTACGAGCAGGAACAACCGAAAACGGAATCTTGTTATTTTGAAACAACATTCCGTTGATCTTGATATGAGCCGAAGTCACCTCCCTTCTGGTCAAGTTCATGTAAGGTGCGTTCCTGCCCGACTCTTTACGGAGTTCTTCCACATAGATCCCATTGTAGGCATCTTCCCCGGGAAGCCACCGTTCATTCTCGATATTGCGACGATAGTCTCGAGACTCTTCAAACTTGTTGCGAATCAGGGTTGCTAGCTGATCTTCTTGGTTGTATTCCGAGTCTTCTGGGGGAGGAGGAGTACCCGGATCTGCTATTGGTGATACGTCAATCAAGGTCTGTCTCCAATTCGTGTAAAGTGTCTAACAAAGCTTCTGCGATTCTTTCGTTTATTTCGATGAGTTCAAAAGAAGAGAAAGTTTCTTCCTGCTTCTCTGAAATAAGCTCACGCCATTCGGCTACTAGGTGTTGGATATTAGACATAGACGTAGTGTCGGTATTCGTTCTTTCTGGAAGAGTACTCTGGTAGTAGTGGTCCTCTTCTTCCGGTAGCTGGATGTCTTGTCATGCCCCAGCAAGCTAGCCCGAGGGCAAACACGCAGTCATCGTGGGCACCTGTGTTTGCTGCCTCCTTACCGTTCGGGAGAGTTACAAACGTCATCAGTTCATCAACAAGCACCCGGCTTTTCAGTGTTATCTCTTCTTCCCGTAGTAGCTCACGAATCGTGTCTACGAGTTGGGGCCGGGTTTTCAGCGTTGTTAGGAAACCTACCCGTTTGGTACGTTTCTGACCCCGTTCATCTAGCCGCATTTCGTTGTATAAATTCGTATAGTGATGCTTATCCAGTAGGGATCGTAAGGTGACCAGCCCGTGGTTGTTGCGTTCGACGACGATCAAGGCTTCGTTATAGTACTGAGCTAGGGTGACTAGCTTCCATGCCAACTGGTCTGGGTCCGTCTTTGTTCGGACTTGTGCTACTTGCTCGAAAGTTAGACCGTCAAAAACACAGGCAACTGACCAGTCGGTATCTCGGTCATTGACTTCAATACCTTCGGCTACGTCACACCCGATCCGGTACTCTCGTCCTTCAATCGGATCGATGTATATCTCCAGTTCCCCGGTAGGGTGGGGGTCCAACGTGTACTTCGGAATGTTGGTACCCGGAGAGTAGCGATTCGTAGGCAACGTCATCTTTACGACTGACTTCTGAGTGCTTAACCGTTGCCGAATCCTTTCAAGGATCTCCCGGTCGAAGACCATCCGTCCGGAGGCTAGGAAGGCTTCCCGGTCGGAACTGGGGTAGTCCTGATGAAACTGGTCGAGAGATCCTTGGCAGTTTACATCGATGGAAAGTCGTCTCCACTTCAGGTGTTCTAATGACACCCCGAAAGTCTCAAGGCCAGCATCCCCAAGATCGTACTGAACGGTTTCGGTCAGTAAGCGTTCCTCCTCTTCCCCTCCGTACCGTGGCTCTGTCCCAACAGTTTCTTTAAAGGCTTCCTTTTCTGCGTCCGATTCAAAAGGTAGCTTATAATCATCGAACACATACCACGGGAAGAAAGTAGCTTCCCATCCACCCTTGTTGTCCCCAGTAGAAGCAGACCAGTAGGACTCGTAGAAGTATCCTCCCATGCCTCGAGCAGTTGACTCGATCAGAACCTCTGTTCCTTCTGCGATGGCTACGTTGCGGAGTAGTGCTCCGGAGTAATCAAAAGCGTTCTCACCCCATCGGGAAACTTCGGAGCAATGCAAAAGCTTGATCTGATCGCCAACAATGTCGGTGCCCCCTGCAGTACCTAAACGAAACCGGACGTTCAAGTCACTAAAGGAAAGTTCTCGTTTACCGGAGTAGCCTTCCTTTGGCTTGAGGGGTGCCGGGTAGTGTTTCAGCATCAGGCGGACCATGTTAAACAGGGTAATCGTCGTAGGCTCATCGTGGGCTACGATGGCTACCCTCATGTTTTGTCCGATCAATGCTGCCCGGAAGAATCTCGCTAGGCAGTACGTTGAAAGTCCGCTACGTCTTGGCTTTAGGATTACCTGTCGGACAAACCCGGTTTCTTTTTTCTGCTTCTCACATCGGTGGTGCAGAATCCGCTGAACGGTGTTCAACGAAAAAGGGATCAGGTCTCCGGTTCCGAAGCGTTCAATTCGGAACTTCTCGAAATGCCAAAGAGGATCGTCTGTGAGCTTTCTTAGTACTTCTCGAAATGCGTCGTTTGATGGCACGGTCTGCAGTTACCCAGAACTTGATCCCATGATGGGAGAATACACTACGGACGTATTCAAGATTGTAGGGTGGAAAGAAACGATGATGACAATAAGCAACTGCAATTAAGTTCCGGTTGGGGTAGCAATACTTGTGGGACAGGACCTGTCCGAGTAGGGCTTTCCAACATTCATACTTCTTTGCTTCGAGGATACTGGTGCCGACTACAAGATCCGCTATTCCTGATTTCAAGCGGACTTCTCTTTGTCCGCCAAGCTGGTCTTGAATGTAGTCCAATACCTCGACCTCCAGAATCTCTGGCTGGAGTGGCATTGTCATATTTCTATTGTGAAGCTGATTATACCATAAAACAATTAAGTAGCAAACCGATTAGAGGCTAAATGCCAGTAATGATTCGTTAAATTGTCCGGTGTTTTTAATCAGTTGGCGCATTTGGTGGGCAATCTCCCTCACCTCTATCTGTGCGTGGTCTGAGGCACGAAGCTGATAGAAATGAACGAAATTTCGGAAGTTGAAAGTAACTACATAACGTAGTTGGTTGGCGTAGGGGAGTAGGAATCTGGCGGATTCCTTGGCACGAGCACGAGAAAGCCCGGAGGCTTCCAAGTCCTTTACGAATAAATGATAATTACGTTGTGCTGTCTGAACAAGATTGGAAGCTGACTCTTGAAGACTTTCGGGCCAGTCTTCCGGAATGTAGTAGGAATCACGTTTTAGTTCCTTATACCGGGCGGATTCTGAATTAATCGAGAGTGTTCTGTGTTTTAGGAGATGTATATGTGTTGCGATATCGGATTGAACCCGGAAGGATAACATGGAGTGTTCAAAGGGGGTGCCGTGGTGGTTCGATGCGAGATATCGAAGTAATCCGGGGATACGATGTTTAGTTTCCTCGCTGATCTCCTGATTAGTACTGGCCCAAGCTGCCCGGGCGTGAGCGTGATCTCCTCCTACAAAATCGATCAACTCTACGAGGTTCTGCTCTCTCACTTCTTGGACCTTCCGGGTTGGTTTCTAGCACGGTTCTTACTAGCCTTTTCGTTGACCAATTTGCCGTTTTTGGTGTGGGACTTGTCGTAGCCTTTTGGGCTAGGGCTTTCTCGGTTGGCTTTATTCAATTCAGCCCTATATTGCTTACGTTCAGGAGTTGAATGGTACTCTGAATCGTACTGTTTCTTGGTTTCTGAGGCTTTTCCTTTGCCGTTTCCAGCTAGCTTGTTGCGCCTTTGCGGTACTGATTTCATAAACCTCCGAAAAGTTTTTTAGGTCGGTGTAAAGATGACTGGAGTCCCAAAAAATAAAGAGGGGGAGGGGTCGTGGCCCCTCTCCCCCCTCTCAGAATTTGGAATGTTTTTGGTCAGTTTTTTTGATGGTCTGATGATGTTTGGAAGGTCTCTTCCTATCTTCAGTGGCTGTCCTTTTGACACCGAGCAACAACCTTCCAGCCCAGCAAACACCTGTCCTGCTGATCTGTTGTCAAGAGGACACTAACTGTAAGTCACTGATTTTACTGCAGTTTACTTCGGATCTTCAAGTAGTTGGGCCAACTGTGCTTCGTAATTCACCAGATCTGTATCCTTCGATTGGCTCTTTTTCATCGTCTCCAAGATCCTCGTAGCCAATGGTAGATTTCCATGTTCAACGGCATTCTTTAGAAGGTCAAATTGAACTGTAAGCAAATCATTAGCGGACCACTTTTCTGCTTTTAGTTGTAGCCTCGAAGCTTCCGCTCTTTCAAATAATTTCAGTTTATCAGCGAGGACACTTAGCACACTTGTTGCAGAGCGCACGTCATCAGCCTCATCAGCTTTAGTGTATTGCTTATGCAATTCACTTGAAAGCCACAAAAAATCTAGACTCTGGAGCAAGGCTAACCGTTTCTCCTTGGTTTCTTGCAGTAACTGCTTTTTTGCTTCTTGAAACTCTGTCATCGTCTCAGGTACTTTTGTGGTAGCTGGAATTACTTGCTGCCTTGAGCTTTTTGTGTGTTGAGGGATCACGATGCTTTTTCAATTTAGCTGATTCTTTTAACCGTCTATTCTTTTCTCTTTCAATACTTGCTGAACCTTCGTAAAGAATCTTCTCCAGATCACAAAGACGAATATAATTACGACCTTCAACTAGTCTTATTGGAAGCTTTTTAGTGTAGATCCAATAGTCAACTGTGCGTCTCTCAATACCAAGCAATTCGGCAGTCTCCAGAGTAGTGAAGTGTGGCTCTGCGATATGCTCACACAAAACCACTAATCTCTCCCAAGACCGTGCTATTCCAGCCTTATTTACTTTCCCGATCTGTCTCCGGATAAAAAGCTTTCTGCGGTGTGCTTAATCACCAGCACTTCGTCATCAGTCCAGAAGTAATTCTCTTTCTTGGATGGATCTTTTAGCACTCGCTGCCACATGTTGTTTAGAGGTTGAAACAACTGCCACATGCGATTCATCATCTCCATACCTTCATCAGTTAACTTTGTAGACTCGCTCATGCTTCTCCTGTTCTTGTAATAGTTTTTCAACGTAAAGGGTTGCGTCCATCATCTCTTCTTGCAGATGCTGTAGCCACTGCACTACATTCAGATCGTTTCTATCCATGTCAGTGCCGTATTTGTTCTTCCCGGCTACTGCTCGATCCAGATATTTATCTAGTACTGACTTCGTTACTGAATCCATTAGTTCAAACTCTGCTCGTGCATCTCCCTCCAGC